TGTATTATGTGTATTACCACCCAATTGTTTATACCAATCTTTAAAAGACCCTCCTCTTCTTGCCATTTGTTGCTGTCCCGCTGATTCTTGCATCATCTGCTCTTGCATCATTTGTTCCTGCATCATTTGCTCTGCTTCAGCATTTTCTTGTTGTTGGACTTCCTGTCCTGGGGCTTGTTGCTGCCCCTGTTGCCCCTGTTGCTGTTGTTGAGACAAAGATTCAAACAACTGCATTACATCTTCTTCTTTGTAACCCAATTGCATTAAAGCCATACCTACAGAGTTTGCATCCTCTCCAGCTTGTAGCATCTCTAATACAGCATCTTCAATATCATACATTTGATTTTGAACTTTATCCTGTATTTCTTGTGCTATTTGTTTTGGGTCTCCAGGATTTGGTGGACCTCCACCCTGTTGTAAACTTTTATAGTTTTTCATTGTTTTAGTTTATATTAATATACAAATTTTTATTTTATTATAAAAGACATTATGTAATTAGATGGCGACATATTTTTTGACTTTGCTTCAGTATAGTGTATCCTATTAAGTTTGTCATATGCATTTATAGCACTTGCTGAATTGTTTTTACCGCTAATATACTCTTTATATAATGCTTTCATCTCTCCTCCTGATTGTTTATATTGCAATACATTAAAGTATTTGCTATTATTTTTAACCCCTTTCGTATAAGTAGATCTTCCGCCTTCTGTTTCACCGGCCCAAAACGTTGGCATAGTTTCTATGAAATCTAATGATTTATCATATTTTCTATTTTTTAGAAGAAAAGCCAATCTTCCCATAGTAGCAACAGCTGCTTTTTCTGGTCTTAATAAATCAGAATTATCTGTTACTCCTAGTTTCATTATTTTTTTAAGCAGATCACCTTCTTTCATATTTTTCCATCTTAATTGTGTTAATCCTACTGAATGATCATCTCTATTAGCTCCGTATGTTGAATATTTACTTTTGTAATCTGGACCGCTTGATGAATAACCAGCTAATTTACCAAAGCCTTTTTTAACAGCTCTTGCTAAATCGCCAACACTAGAATGTTCATCTCCAAATGCTGTTTCATTACCTAGTATACCCATAGCTACAGGCACCAGGTCATTATACTGATCACTTGTTATATTAAATGCATCCATTATTTTTTTCTTGCTATCTTCTAATGCTTCTACATAGGGCAATACTATTTCATTATACCTCCTTTCATCTTTTTCTTTTAAAAATAAATTTTTGTCTACGTCTATTTTAATAGGTTTGTAATTCTTATTCCCTGGAGTTCTGTTAATTCCTTGACCTCTTTGTATATTCCCATTTTTATCTTCATATATATCATATTGCAGATCAACAGCTTTTTTATCAAGCTCATCATACACCCCACCAATATTCTTTAATAAAGAAAATTTCTTGTTGTTTTTATCACTAATATACCATTTGTCGTCTTTCTTTTTATAAATTCTTTTCCCGTCTTCATATTTATAAAACTTTTTTCTATCCTTATTTTTAAAATACAGCTTATCATCCTTTACATAAAATTTATTTTGATTTTCTTCAGGCAAGATGAATACTTCACTACCTCCTTTTAATGTAGAGTATAATTTTTCCACAGCACCTTTTGTACATCTTATACAACCATTTGACACCCTTTTTTTATCATCTGAAACATATCCTGAATGTATTGATGTTGAAACACGTTCAATCTTACCAGTTTTATTAAACTCATTAAACTGTTGTTCATTCATCATGTTAAAGGAAGGAAGCCCATTATACCCTTCCTTTCTTAAATTTGATATGTAAAATTTACCAGCACCTGTTGTTTTGTTTCCAGCATTCCAATCTACTTTATACCTGTTTTTAACTTTATCTTCTTTTGTTATGATCCCATCTTTATTAACGTCTTTAGTCTTAGTAGTAGTTTGGCCATCTCCAAAATTTGCACCAATGTCAATTGGGTATGCAGCATAAGGCTTATCACTTTTAGGGTGGTACAAATGCATTAACCCGGTAGATTTGTCAACAACAACATAATCTGACTTAGCTTTATTTTTTTGATAGTTAACAACTATTTTAGCATTATCCATTCTGTTAATATCTTTTTGCCTTTGTTTTACATCTTTCCATAATTCCAACTCTCCAAAATCATCCTTTTGCTCTTTAAGGTATTCTTCTTTAGTAAAAGCAGTAGGTAGCGCATCTTTTTTAAGTTTCTTTTCTAAACCTGTAGATGTAGATATGGACTCTGTATTAAAATTATCTTGAGAAGTATATGGGCTAACTATGATTTCATTCTGTTTTTGTATATTTTTCTTATTCTTTTTCTTATTCATTCCCCATTTAGTAAGCTCTTCTTCTGAAGGTTCAAATGGCTCTCCACTTCTATTGGTATTTTTTAAATGCCCCTTATGCCTAAATATTTTATTAGGCCCATACATTTCCCTGGCTTTTCCAAACGCTTCATTAAATGTAAGATTGTCAAAATTATATTCTGATTGCTGTTGCGTTTGTTGAGTTTGTTTTTTTACTGTTGGTTTAACAGTGGGCTGTACCGTAGGCTGTACTGTAGGTTGTACTGTAGGTTGTTGTGATTGCTGAAATAACTTTTGCTGTAAAGCTAGATTACCTTTATATGTGCCATCAGTTAAGCCTTGTTTTTTTGCTTCTGCCCAAGGTTTACCCGTCACTCTTTGCCAGGTTTCATAAGCTTTTTCTCCACCTTTTTGTTTTTTAAAAGCAGGAGATACACGCTTGTAATTTTCAGCAGCAAAGTATTCAGCGTCTTTTGGATTGTCAAAATACAAAGCATTTTTAAAGCCTTGGTTTTTATGATATTCAAATATTTCATCAAAGTCACCATTGTTAGATATTCTTTTTAAAGTATTACCTTCTTGAACAATGTTAGGTAATACATAATTTCCAAAACTAGCTAACTCATGAGATCCATGCATATCATACCCTTCTGAATCTTGACCTAAAAACAAAGAAGGAGAATCTTCTTTAGAAAGTGTAAGCCTTTTTACAAAAGGAATATGAGAATTTCTTGCTATGGCATTTTTCATCATTGTATCTTTTAACTCTGCACCTTCTTGTGCTACAGGTATTTCCATAACCATATTACCAGGAAACTGATATTCATAACCAGGAAACATCATTTGTTGATTACCCATGTTATCTATACCAAGCAAAGGACCTTTCTGTAAAGCACCGCCATTTTGTTCTGTCATAGTTATATTGCCACTTGGTATAATTTTATAGGGGTCATTATAATTTGGCGCACCTTTTCTATACCCTTCTCCTCCTTTTTGCAACTTAGGCAAAGACTTAATTTTATATTTTTTATTAAAATTCATATCCTAACTTTTTAAGCTTTAGCATTGTTTCGTAATCTACCTCATCACCTACATTAAACTGTCCTCCTTTTTTTTCTTTTTCTAATGCAGATAATCCAATTGCAGCAGGAAAAAATACAGGAAGTTTATTCATTATTTTAGATAAGTTTTTATAATTGCTTTCTGTATTTTGCATAAAATCTAACATTCTAGTTTCCTCTGTTTTATCACCAGGGTTAATCTTTTTACTTTTCTGCATTAATTTTAACTTCTCGGGTGTTACTTCATCATATCTACTTTTTAATATTCCCCTATCAATCATAACTTGTCTTAATTCATGAGCAAATGCAGAAGATTCTTTGCCACCACTACCTCTAGCAAAATAATCATAATCTTTGAATTGTTTATTTCTAAATAAACGGTTAAAATTTGCTTGTAAGTATTTTATAGGATATTTCTTAAGGTTTCTTAAAGCAGGATAATAATCAGCCTTAGTCATATTTAATCCTGCTTTGGGTTTTATTAACTTTCTTAATTCATCATCTACAGGTAATGTTCTACCATATTGAAAGGCATGTCCATATTCATGTGCTTTAACAGGATTATAATCAAAATAATATGGACTATATGCTGTAGAAGATGGTGAAAAATAATTAATATTTTTCATTAAATCTTCTTCAGGTATAGCATAACTGTATTTATCTTTTCTTATCTCAGCATTATGTGTGAAATGTGCATTTTCAAAATCAGGTTTAAAAGCTTCAAATAAAGCTCTATGTTTATCTCGCTTACCTGATTTTACTAATTCATTAAATGATTTCATATTATGCATATCATTGATTCTTGCAAAAGCTGCTTGTTCTGCAAAATCTCTTAATTGAATTTCATTTTTTTCAGGAAATTCTCTTTTAGCCCAGCTATATTCTTGTTCTTTTAATCTTTTAATTCCTTCATCACTTGTTAAATCTTTAACTAATTGTTCTCTATAATTTTTAATGTTATCTGCATCTTCTGCAATTTTTCCCCAATAATCTTTTAATTGTGGTTTTTTACTTATTCTAGGCATAAAACTAGAAGCTTTTGAAGCTTTCCCAAATGCAAAACCGGGCATTAGAAAACCAGCGGCTAATGCTTTGCCTGGATTTTCTCTTACCCAATCATCTGAAGTTACTGATGTAACTACATCAGGTTGTCCTTTATGCTGTCTATCTGCAATATCACTAAACATACTAGGGAATACATCTGCTAACTCTGTGTTTTTCCCTCTATATTTATCTATACCATAAGCAACTAAAGCTTCTGGAATTGCTAAACCTTCAAGTACATTTTTCCCTAAATTTGTTACCCCCTTACCTATAGTTTTAGTCAATTGCCTTCCTGTATTTATAGGATTTCCCCAAACTTCTGCAACGGGTAATGAATATGGTGTAGCTTTATAAGTATTATCACCTAAAGGGTAAACATAGTTTTTATAATCATCTTTACCTTCTCCTCCTTTTTGATAAGTTTCTCTATAGAACTGCTGTTCTTGAGGATTGAGAGAAGCCCAACCTTGTGTTGTGTATTTGTTGACTAGTTTTTGAAATTCACCACCTTGTTGTTTTGTATTCTGATATCCTTTAAGCCAGTGCGGTTGATAGTTGTATATATTTGCTTCAGATAACGGAAACTGTTTAAGATAATTGCCAGATTCATCTACTGGAAACATAGTAGAACCTTTACCATGTCTACCTAATGTAGATACTTTCATTGGACGGTCTGTTGATATAATATAGGGAGTATTGCCTTTTTTTAATATATCATTATAATATACTTCTAAATCATCTAGACCTTCCCCTTTTTTACCAAAGGAAGGAAATGCTGTAGCTCCTCTCCTGTCTAAGTTAATACCTGGGCCTTTTTTATAATCTTTAGGTTTTCCAGTTCTTATTAAATTTGTCTGCATTGCATCTTGTACAGCATCTTGTGCTACAATTCTATTATATTCATTTAGTTTGTTAGAAAAAGGATTGTATTTATAAGTATTTTTTAAAGGCCCAGTAGTTAATGCTCTTCCTGCTGTTTTTGCACCTTTTCCTAACAAGCCTACCCCTGGAGTCACTTCTAAAAGATCCCCCATCTTATCTCCTACTACCATCTCTTCTGGTGTAGATACATGATATGGAAATGGACTAATTGCTCTATTTACTACAGCTTTACCAAAACCTTTTACTGCATTAGGATAACTCCAAAAATCATTATATATTCTTTTTGCAGCAGGTATACCTGTCATTTCATATACATCTTTTGCTAACTGAGTTCCCACTGTACCCAAATCATTTAAAACACTTTTTTTTGTAATGTCTTCCCCTTTACCTTTATAATGAGGTGCTGTTACATTAACTGTTGGTAATGTACCATATAATGTATTATTTTCATCTAAAGTAAATTTATTTAGTATAGTTGTATTATAATTATCTCTATAAAATTTCTTTTCTTCTTCTGTAAGTGATGACCAACCTTTAGTTGTGTATTTTTTAACTAATCTCTGAAAATCACCACCTTTTTGAGCTCTTGGCATTAGCTTTTTATCCAGAGGATAATTAGGGAGCATTAACTCTATTAGCTTTTTATTTTGTTCTTCTGTACCTCCATAGTTATCTATACCATAAGCTTTAGCTGCTTCAGATCTTGATTTATATGATGGGTCCATGCCATGGTGTTTAAAAAAATCATGTACTCTATAACTTGGTTCTTTCTTTTGTACTACTGGTGTTTTAGAATTAATTGAAGGCCTTACAACTACTTTAGTATGTGGTTTTTGATAAACAAAACGTGGAGTTGTTGGAGTTGGCAAATAAGCACTTGTTGGATTAATTAAAGGGTTAAAAACTTCTGGTATTGTATCATAATATTTAATTGTATCATCTGTAAAACCTAGGTTTTTATATTTTTTTATGAGCTCTTTATTTTTTAAATATTTACTAGTTTTATTATTTAAACGATTGCGTCTATCATATTCTGCTTCTGTTTGAGAAAAAGATGAATTTTCTGGAAGATCCCCTTTAATATCTGTTTTGTCTACAGTCCCAACACCGGGCACCCAAGGACCATTGCCAAATATTTTTTTTTGAGCTAAAGATGCATTGTATAATTGAAAGCTATCCTGATATAACTGATTCCTTTCATCATCTTCTGAATCTACATACAGAATAGGCTGTTCAAAACCTTTTTGAGCTTTAGGTATATTACCTCCATAGCGAAAATCTATATCAAGTGATTGTTGTTTTAAAACACTTTCCAGTCTTTCTTTTTCCCATTGTTTTTCTTGCTCACTTAAATTATTTACATCATACCCTCTCATTTGTTCATTGTACTCACTTTGGTCATCCATCATAAAAGAAGAAGCACCAAAAGGAACTGTAAGTTCTGCTGCTGTATTATACTGATTGTTATAACCAGCGTCATATTTATCCGCCCAATCAAGTACTAGTTTTTGCATTTGCTTAGATGTAGGACGTCCCCGTTTTATTTTATCTCCTATATTTTCTTGCGCATCTAATTTTGCATCCATTTTTCTTAAAAACAAAATATTTTCTTCTGTTGCATCTTTTTCATTTTCATAATCTCTTCCTTTTGCTCTTAATTTTTTATATTTTTTTAAATCATCAGGTGTGTATTTTAAAAAGTCATCAATATGATATGTCAATTCTCTTTTTTTTGTTTCTGGATTTAACCTATCCCAGTTATCTCTGTAGTAACTTTTAGGGTGTTGGATATCCCATGTGCCAGCATTAAGATCATATGCTTTATTAGGTTTGTATTTGGGTCTATTTTTTTGTTCTTCTTTACTTTTTTTAATTCTATCTTCTATCCTTTCGTTTTTTAATTGTTGAATATTCTTTTGGAATGCAATACTTCTTGGGTCTTTATCAAGATTTTTGTATTCATCCTCAAGCATCATCTGTCTTCTTATGTTCCATTCTCTTCTTTTTTGTTCCTCTTTTCTAACTAACTCTTCATCAGAAGCAAAATAGTTAGGATTTGAGTCCATTAAATTAAAACTATTTTGTGTTAAAGATTCAAACCCATCTTGAGCTTTAGGAACATGATACATATCCTGCATGAATACACCTGTTACATATGTGAATTGTTCATGTGGGCCACCTGGTAAACCTTTACTTTCTTTTTTGCTATATCTTTTATTTATCATCTTACTGATATATTTAGTTTTGTATTGTTTAATTTAAGTAGCATCTTCCTATTACCTGATAGTGTCCTTCTTAGAATAACCTTATTAAAGTAGTGTCTAAACTTTTTACGTTGACTACTGGACTTTTGATACAATAAATTATTAAAGTTTAAATCTTTTATGTATCCATTTAGTTCTGTAATAAATATATTTTGACCAGGGCTATCAGAAGGTGTTATCCCCGGCTGGTATTGATACGTAGGAAAAGGAGGAGTAGTAAACTCTGCTCTATCTGCTGTGATATCCCAAAACTGATTGAACCTATACTTCTGCTCTTCTTTAGAATACAGTATCTGTATATCCTGTGCTCCAATAATTGGATATATAATCATATTAAGCGGATCTTCCTTAGGGTGTGGCACTAAAGTAAGTAAACCAGATACCTGCTCAGAATTGTAAATAATAGCTTTATCAAAGTTAAAGTCTAAGTCATGCCATCTATCATCACCACAACCATCATGTAAGTCTCCTTTATACACATAAGTTTCTAACTGATATTCAAAACTTCTTATTGTATTAACAGCTTGTCCTGTATTTTCTATAAGTTCAACCTCCCATGGATAATCTACACCATAAAAGTTTGCATATAAATCACATCTATAATTATGCCTCCATATAGAACCACTTTCAAAACTTGGTGGTATTTGTAACAATGCTTCGTATTGACAAGTTATTAAACCAGGTGGTATTGCACCCACTCCTGTTGTTGTATATATACTTAACCCGCTGCAATCACCATCCTGATTTAGCGTAGCATTTGGTATTGGTGAAGGTGGGCATCCACATTCTATTTTTCTACAAATTGCAGGATAAGTTGTAAATGTAGGTTCTTGAGTAGGTCCTGAATTACAATCATATTGAGTATCACAAATTAAAACTTCTACAATTTGATAGTCGCTTAAAACTATGCTTTGTATAAAGCTTATGCTATTTTCTCTTATGCAATCTAAATTTATAGTTTGTCCTTTTTGAACAGTTTGTGTATGATATGTACCTGATACACATTCCTGCCACAATATTTCATATTGATCTAATGGTGCAGAATTAAATATGGTTAAGGTGTAATCATAACAATCACAAGCATCAACTGTATTTGTAGGGTTGTTACAAATCTGTTTCATGAGATTTACAACATCAATAACATTTTGGGTGTAATCTAACTGATTTAGATTTTGTATATCATCCATTTGAAACAAATGGCTATCGTTATTGCTATTATGTAATGGGCTTAACCAGCCTCCTGGTGTAACATTAGAAGTGCCTGCGTCATTCCATGGAATATAAGAAACCATGCTATATAAATAATCATCTGTTGACGAACTTGTAGGAACTTGATTTTGAGATATATTTTGATTAGCTATATTATTTACATCCCAGCAAGGACCAAATCCTAAAGGATTTCCAGGAGCCGCGCCAGCATTCCATGAATTAACAACACCTGTAACATGAAAAACAAAAGCTCTATAATTAGGGTCTGAACTTCTATCTAGTAACTGTGAATTAGAACCTCTTAAGTCTATAACATTTTCTATAGCATATCTTTGTCCATAATCCACACCCCAAGTTGAACCAACTCCAGGTATATCTCCTATCCAATTAGCATAAAGCCAACTTCTAAATCCACTAGCAATTGCTAATGCATCTGTATTAGTCGCTGAATTAAAACTTGCCATGTATGTAGATCCGCCAAAATTAAATCTGTCAGTAAGACTAGGGGGAGAACTATAGTTAATATCAATAGCTGGACCTAAAAACCAAGCGGGTTGACAGCCAGAAATTCCACCTGCTCTTGCATGCATAGTTATACCAACTTGCATGTTTTGACTATTAATAGCATTTTGTATATCACCGTTTTGTAAAAACTGTTCTATAAAGTTTATCATTACATCTTTCTGACTTGGGTTTTGAAAGCCAAATTCACTTGTGCTATCATCTGCTTGCACAACAAATACCAAATCTATAGGACATTCTAATGACTGCTCTTCAATTACTGGAGTTCCATTACCTAGTCCTCCCGTACTTTGTAATATATTTGTTTCGCAATCTCCAGTTTGCTGATCATATACAACAGGGCTATTTGTAACATTTGGATACACTAATGTGTAACCAGGTAGGCAATCACACTTTAAAGAACAAAGATCTGTTATTAAAGAACCGACTACTATATCTACATCATTATTAGAAACTTGTAACTGGAATAAAAAATTTGAATTCCAACATGTTAATGCAAAATGTTGAGCATCAGCAGGTAAATTGCCTGATGCCGTAGTTACTATACTATAGATAAATTGGTTAGCAGGCCCTGTTGCAACTGGATTTGCAGTAGGGGGACACAAAGAAGCAGGATAAACATCTGCAGCACCTATAGTATTAGATTGGTCAAAACAATAATCTGGTCCTGCACAAGTTCCGGTAAAACCACCACCAAAATTTAAATCATTTACCATAAGCAAAACTTGCTTAAATCCAGGAATTGTAACCCTGTTTCCTAAATCAGAATTAACTTTATCATTTAAAGTTAATAAAGATTGACTTTTGCCCCATGGGCCATCTGTTCCTGCATTCCACCAATTAGAAGTTAACCAAGTATCAACTAAATTAGCGTCTATGCTAGACAACATGGTATTTCCACCAATATTATATGATAAAACAGGAAGAATATCTGACGACCATAAAGTTACACCTACTTGTATTGTTCCGTTATTTAAACCATTAACTATTATTGGATTTGTTAAAAATTTGTATACAAACAATCTTTCTTTTTCTTCTATTTTAGTACCATAAGAAAAAGGTGGAGGTTGATTTAATATTTGTTCTGCTGTCAAAAAATTAAGAGGGTCAAAATCTGTACTGCTACTAGAGTCAACTGCTAAAACTATATCTATAGGGCAACCATCTGTTCCACCTTGTATATTAGCATCCACTTCATCTATATATACAAATCCAGGAGCTGTTTCAATAATTAGCTTTTCACATAAACCTGTAGTATTGTTTAAATAATATGTAGGAGGACATTTTGGATTATCAGTTACAAATGTTTTTGTTGTTAAAAAGTGATTTATACTTGGAAGTACAAATTCTGGGTGCCAGTCATGAAATGATATCCAACCTTTTATTTTAGGATCATATGATATTGTCCATGATGCATTATCAAAATATAATCCCTCTTCTAATTTTATAGGAAAGCTTGTTATGTCATTTGAAAATGTAAACTGACATGTAAAAGTATTAAAGCTTACGTTATTTATAAATTCATCTTTTACACTATAGTCTTTTTTAGTAAAATAAACTATATCATCATTAATATCATACACCGCTTGACAACCTATACCAACTACAGGATTGTCATCTAATTCTGTACCTTCAAGTTCAGGAAATTGCCTTAGTAGTATTGATGGTAAATATTTATTAAACCACCACTTCATACCTTGGTCAGATATGGCTACAAGTTTACCAGTGTATTGAAATATTTTACCTTGAGCTTGAGACATGAAAAACACTCCCATTGGTGTATTTATTACACTTCTTGCACTTTCACAAGAAGCGTACTCATTTGCTAAGTCAGAATTAGTAATATTTTGTGGTTCTCTAGCAAACAAACCTCCGTCACCAAGAATAATTTTTGTGCCTAGATCTGATTGTAATTGGTCTACACCCATAAACATCTTAGGAGATGCATAAGGGAAAAACATTAAAGCACCTGTTTGATTAACAGGCTTTATAACACTAACTTTATTCTTAAAGTCTTTATAGTTATTTGGTAAAAACACTCTCCAGAAATCTTTCTTTGCTTCTTCCTGTGCTCTTAATGAGTAGATTAACCTTTTAGGATAAAATGTATAACAAGTTTCTGCTATTTGAGGGTCATAATCTAATGCTTGTATATAAGAAAAGTTAGTAAGGTTAGTTATCTGCCTACTTATACTTAAAGAGTAGTCATAAAGATAAAAATTACCTTTTCTAATATGAGCAGCATCAAATATTTCATTTAATCCAGTAAATGCAAATGGATCATAATGTCGTTTTGATATTTCATCTAACCAATCTCTTTGGGCTATATTTATTTCTGACTCAACAAAAAAGTCTTGAACTCCATTTACATGAGTATACATGTATGCTTTAGTAACACCAAAGAATCCATACTTAGCATTATTTAAAATGCTATTTAAAACCGTCTCTGTATCATTACCTATTCCTGCTACAGCAGCTACATCTAAAGCGTATAAATCTGAAGGAAGGTATTGGTAGTAATCATTTTGATCATTAGTATTAGATAAAATTGAACCTACATTTTCAAATATTGTATATAGTTTTGAAAAGTCATATCTTTCAGTGTTCATCCAATATCTAGGATATGGTATGTTTACATACTTAAGATAATCATATGTAAAACCATCTGGTTGCCCATATAAAAAATCTGTAAATATAGGCATTATGGTTTTTTCAGTATATCTATTTATGTATACATCTCCTGTAAAAAATGATTCTGAATTAAATGGAAAATATCTAGGCTTATCTTGGTCTATGTATTGCACACAGCCTCTCATAGGAGTTTGCTTTACCCCTCCTAGTTGACCATATTGATTGTCTATCTTAAACTTTAATGCACCGTATAAAGAGCATATTGGTTGTACAATTTTATCAAGAATCCCAACGTGTATATTTTCATATTGCCCCGTTATAGTTTCAGCCTCTAACTGCCCTAAACTATATCTTGATTTATCTTCATTTGGTAAAGGGTCTATAAAATCTTGGCTTGTACCAACAACAATAGTATCAGGTCTATCTAAATTATTTATTTTGTAAAGCTGAGTAGTTGAATCTCCAAAATTTACAAAAGTACTACCTATGTAATTCTGGTGTAAATTACTTGTTCTAAATAAACTATCACTTAAACTTTCTAATTTATTATAAAAGCCATGAGAATTGTGTTTTAATGCATAGTCTTGATGTGACATTAGATTGTAAAACAAATCTATTAATACATTGGCACCCTCTGCGGTATATATTAAAAACCCAGGTACTGAAAATATTCCTCTTAAAATATTAGGTAAAGATTTTAAGTCAGACCCTTCATATTCTATATCCATTCCACCTCCTTCAGTACCGCCAAGTGCTGCTATTTCGGCATAATTACTTCCAACTAACCCTTTTTGTTTTTCTTCAGAAACTATTCCTCCTGTTACAATATTTCCTAAATCAGTAAAAGTTTCTAATACACTATCAATAAAATTAGTAAGTGCACCTGCTGAAGAATATCCAAGTAAAGCTCCAGCACCTGGAGCTACTGGCTGGAGACCTTGTGGCTGTGTTAATGCTCGCCCTGGTGTTAATACACTGCTAGTACTTGATCCAGAACCACTGCCAAATGTAAAAGCTCCTGGTATAGTAGATAAAGTTTGTGTATCATTTACAAAATCAGGATTATGGTGTACAAATCTTAATGGTAGGTTCTTAGTGTTTTTCTTTCCTTTGAATTTTTCCATAGCATAACCTACGCCAAGTATAGCTGCAAATATAATAGGTATATTTCTTAAAAGCTTTTCACCGGGATGTTCTTCTGATTTTTTAAAATACCCAGTAGCCTCACCTTTGTATTTACCATATATTCTTGTTTCAAATGCATTTAGATAAGGTAACCTAAAAGGGAGTTCTGGTGTATGAAACGTAAACACCCTTTGTGAATACCCATCTAATGGAGGAGCTTTTATTATAGATAAAGGATAGATTTGTAAATCTTCTGTTCTTTTACCGGTTAGCAAAGGCAACGAAGGAACAAATGAAGGAAGTGGTACGGGAAAATCTATTCCTTTATGAAAGAAAGAATCTGGCCTTAAATCATTATATGGATAATTTGGGTAAAGTCCTTGTACATCTCCTGTTTCTTCAGGTATATCATACTTGCGCATATTCTTAAATATACCTTTAGCCAAAATAGATTTAGCACCTTCTCTTGACCCTCTTAATATTTCATACCCAACTATATTAGTGATAATTGACCCATCATTAAATAAAGGTCTTTTTATATTATTAAACTTAACCCCTAATATTCTAATTTTATCTCCTGCCTCTGTAGACAATTTAACCCTGGGGTGTATTTCTTCAGTGGGCATTTTATGATGCCTTATGTTTTTACCACATAAATCATGTATAGTAGAACCATCCCATATAATGTTTGATGTTGCATTCCATATTTCAGGTTGTGTGGCTGGATATTTTTCTGTAGATTCCCAGTAAGCCATATCTCCCTCAGCTATAATTACCCCTCCGTCATCTAATTGTTGATTTGGCTGAGAAGTTAAATTTGCCGTATTGTAAACCTGCCATATTGGTTCACCTGCTATGTCTATTACATTTGTACCTGATATAACACTTAATTCATTACCGTTTGTTATTTGAGAACCATTTTGATATATAGTAGTATTTACCCTAGGTGCTCTACCAGGTATATGATATGAAGCAGATCTTTCCCCTGTATTATATATCCACCTTATAAAGAAAGCATATTGCTCATCCCTCATAAAGCTAGTTTTATTACCACCTTTATGATAATAATCAGATGGGTATTCTACTGTTTGCCACTTAACTTCTATTTGATTTGCTAATGGCTGATAGTTAAAATCAAATTGCTCTGTAGGCCCCTGTCTTATCAAGTAGTCATTTACAACATACATTGATTCTGACTTCTCATATGCTGGGTTTCTTGCAAATAACTTTTCAAATGGAACTGATGTTGTTGCCGGGTCTATAAGGTCTATCCCTATGCTTCCTTGCTGAGTACTATATATACCAATTTTTTTAGCTACAGATTGTTCTTTTGTATTAGACAATAACACCAATTCAAAAAACTCAAATCTTTTATCTAAATTAGTTAAGTTTATATTTAAAGAGCTTGTTAAATCAATATGATTAAATAAACTCTGAACATTAGATATTCCTATGTAATCTGTTATTTTTTGACCATTAACTACATATGCAATAAATGCTTGATAGCTTCCATTTTCTAATAATCCTCCATCTATATTTTTTGTTAATAATATACAAGGAGTGCTTACTAAAGGTGCCAACCTAATTTTTTCACAATCTAAATCATCTGTATCTTGAAAAATAACACAAGGTTGACCATTTATATCAGGACCTTCTGTTTGTATTTGTATATACGGTATATTATCAACATTTAAAGTTCTTGAAGGGTTTAAATTATCATCCCAATATACTTGCCAGGAACAATCATAATTTTCTTTTGATGCACCAGTTATTAAATACTTTCTATTAAAGTTTAAACATGGGTCATTAACAATTGTTGTGTATTCACATTTGCTATCATCAAGCAATCCTATTTCAGAAGTAACATCATCTGTGCAAAATATAAACCATTGATCTCCCTCTTTATGAATAGCACCTATGATAGGATAAGGTATATCACCGCATGATAAATTAGCTGGTTCATTTCCCAAAGTTCCAGCATCTCCATCTGCTGAATTATTATATGCATTAATAGCGTGAAACCAAGATTCTTTACGCACAAAAGATGCGCTATAATCTTTATTCATACCTTTTAGAAAGGTATTAGTTTCTATAGAAGATGTTAAATTTCCTGTATTCTTTTTTTTAGCCATGATTATTTATTATACCCTTTAGATGGATAACTTTTAAACATGTTATAATAATTGTGATATTGAGATTTTCTGTTCACTCTCCAAACTTCATACATTTCTCTAAAGTCTGGAGTATTTACAAATGATAACGCATTATTTCTAGCGCCTCTTAATCTACCTTCTATTAAACTTAACTTATTACCTACATTTTCTCCTGCGAATAACATGTTTTCTAATATGCGTTGTTTTAAAGCATATTCATAATATTCATTGCAATAGGGATGATCAAGAACTAACAAGTTTCCTTCTTTGTCTTCTAATGAACCTTGATAGTTTATATAAACTTTACCCTGATCAAAAGAAGTTAATATAAATCCATCTTTTATTTCTGCTATATCAGAACATTGTTCATTTATATTAGGACAATCACAAACATATTTATTTACATTTTTAATTCTTAAAGGCATAAAAACACTAAATGTTCTATAGTGTCCAGGTCTTATTCTTTGAACTAATTGATATTTGCTATTACCGTCACATGTTTCTATAACACAAACATCTCTGCATTCTGGGTCATCACAAGGCCCCGACTCTCCTGGTGCGGGGACATAAGGAACATCATTAAATGTTTCTATGTGTGTTCCAGAAGGAGGTCTATCTACTATAGTATAATCTCCGCATCTGAACGCATAATTTAAATATGCAAAATCATAAGGTAGCTTTGCTTTTCCATGCTCTATATCTAATAACACTTCTTTTGTTCTGTGTATTCTTAGACCTAAATCATAATTTACTCTAGTAGCAACCTTGATTAATTGTGCTGGATCTACCATTCCCTCTAATGTAAAAGACGCAAAGTCTATAGAAACATCTTCATACAATTGCTCAAAAGTTCTATATTTGTGTGATATGCTCATAATTTACCATTTTACTTTATCTGCCCAATAAGCAGCTGACATTTTTCCTTTTTTTATATTACTTGCATGCCTTGCTTTAAAAGATTTTTTTCTAGCTTTTTCTTTAGATGATTTTGGTGATTTCCCTGCACCGCTAACACCTTGCTGTCCAAATCTTATTGTCTTTATTTTGTCTCCTTCTTTAGCAACTACAACATGTGATTTAGTTGGGTGGCTTGGAGTTCTTTTTGGTTTATTGTAACCAGAAACACCAGCTTTAGTTAACCTGCTATCTTTTTTCTTTGCCATTATCTATGTGGGTTTAATTTGTTATCAGAATCTTCTTGTGGAATCTTAAGAGTGTTTAACATGACATTTAATATTTGACTTTCTATTTCTGCTAATAAAAAATCTGGTATTTTAAGATCTTGTTCATATCTAGGAACACAAGCATCTTCATCCTCATCACAAAGCCATGCTGATATATCATCATCAAATACTGCTTCCACTCTAACTGCATCCCATTCTAAATTAGGGAAATATAAATAATTATTTAAAAACCAGTAGTATTTTTTTTTGTTATATCTAAAAGATGTTGTTTTTGTTATAGAAGTATATGTGCCAGGTTGTGTTTGTTGAAGTTCTATTGATAAATCTATAGAGCTAACGGTTCTTATCAAAGGACCCCAATAACCTTCTATCATATCAGGTAACTTATCTTTTGTTCTTTTTATAGTGCAACCAGATTGTATCCCTGTACATTTAGCTTCAACTTTATCTATTTCTATCAATTCAACATATGGCAAAAAATTCCAAATAGAGTTAAACTTCATAAGTTTATTAGCAAAGTCTTGCCTTCTCATTAAAAGCTTAGCAAATTTTATTACTAAACTATAAATGTATCTGTCAGTTACAAACGCATCTTGGACCTCTGCTTTCACCTGGCCCCTTATGCGTGATATCACTTCATTTATTGTTACCATAATTTAAAATTCAAATTCATTATATTTTTTAAATACTTCTTTACACTTTTCATCTTGTCTATAATACAACTGAGAAACTTTACTTTTATCAGTCATGTTTATATACATAGTCCAATTATCAGGGTATGTTTTAGCAACTGATCTTTTAAAATCTCTATATGCTTCAAACCTCCACATTTCCCTATTTCTAAACTTATATTTAGTAGAATAATTTGTGTAAAAAATCTTTGCTAAATTACCATCAGTTTCCCAATTTTGATTTTGTAAAACTTTTCCATATTTATTTGATAAAGAATAATTCATGTTTACATTTTTAGCTGGCTTACATGTTCCTATAAATAAATACCCTAAAGAATCAGGAAGTTCAACACCATCTCTATTTTCAATAACATTTTCCCATATTTTTGTATTAAATGCCTTGATGATTTTTCTTAATGTTTTATTATCAACTTTAGAAAACATAGGATACCTTTCTTTAAACTCATTGTACGTAGTTTTATTTAAAAGGGTTATTCTTTTAGCCCTGTATCTTGGAGCTTTTAAATTTGGCTTATTAAAATTATTAATCATAATACACTTTTACAAATATAAAAAATAAAAAGGAGTCTTGAAAACAAGACTCCTAGAAAAGATGATAGGCAAACCAACGAACTATCATATATCTTAAGCCAATGTTTCAAACATTATAACTACACTTGTACAATTAGATGCCAAAGAATCTGTTGATGTTATTCTAACTTTATAAGTTGTTGATGCAATAAGGTTTATTAATTCATAACTTAAAGCCGTATTTACTAAACCGCTTGTTGCAGATAACCAAGGCAAACCTACTGATGTGTCATAATATTCTACAGCAAAAGTTTGGGTTTCTGTAGAAATATTATTCCATTGTATTGTAGCTGAATTATTAGTAATGTTTGTAGCAAACACATTGTATGGTGCATGATGCAAATCATTAGAAGTGCAAGGGCCTAGTCCTTGACTTAAAAGCAAAGCAAACTTTTGAATTATTGAATCTAGCCTTTCACCAGATTCAATCTGAATTAAATTCCCAGCATTCCCAACCTCAAATGTAGTTCCACAATAACTTACGCATTCTGCACATTGTACATCTGCACATCTTTCTGAACCTACGCCACAATCAGAATAAGTACAAGGCGTAGCTAATGAAGAATCATTACATCCGCAGTTTTTACTAGTATTACATTTATTACAATTACAAGCCATTTTTATTTATTTTAAGGTGTACAAGTTGTACAGTTTAAGTGAGTAGAAACAACTGTTATTGAAGTAATGTCTAATCCAACAACCAATTGACTTAATACAGTTATACATCTATCTTGTCCAGTTAACCAATCGTCAGATCCACCAGGTAAAAAACTTGGTCCTGTATTAGTTAATTTGTAAACATTTCCTGGAATAACAGCTACTGTAGCACCAAATTCTACATCATATTCATAACCTGATGAACAGTCAGCCACTCTAAATTGTGTAGATAAAACTTCACATCCTGCTATAATTGCTGGGTTTGTAAAATCAAATATTGCAACTCCTAGTGAATATCCTATTATATGAAAATGTTGATCAAGCCCCGTACTATTATCTGCAGCTAAAGTAACATATGTTGTATCTACTGCTGGATAAGGAGCAATTCCAGTATATTCTATTAATCCAGCAGTACCAGAATTACATCTTATTACTTCGTATAAAATTGTTCCGGTAGGTGTTGCAGGAAATGTACCACTAATATCTTGAGCTGCCAGTGTAAGCTGTGTTAAAAACGGAGCGTTATTACCAGCGGCTATATCTGTTAATGTATTTGTTTTTAACAAGTTATCTAAATACACCATAAACCCATATGTATACAGTGGTATTAATGTATTACCACCTGTTGTTGTAGCTCCAGAATACGGGTTTGTTGCTGATGGCACAAGACCTTGTAATAAATACCCAGTAACATCTACAGCTGTTTTAATACCATATTGATTTGGTGGAATCATACTACCAACATAAGAAGCTAAAGACTGTAGTATAGAAGCAGCATCTGCTGATCCAGAATACTGTGTAGTAAGTGGGTAATAAACAGCACTAAATCCATCAGGGTATTGACCTCTAGTTATACCAAGGGAGGTAGCCCAGGTTGATGTGTTAGTTCCATTTTTTGCATCATACAAAGCATCAAAATCATCTTTATAATCAGTTCTCGGCTGAACAGTTAATCCAGAGCCAAAGCCTGAAGCTAATGTTGCATCATGGTAAACACCATCTGAGTCATTACTAAAAACTAAAACTAAAACACCATTTTTATATATAGGTGCTCCTCCAGTCCATGACGATGGCAATACTTCTAAAGCTGTATAAGCACCACCTGCTAAAGTAACACTTGCCCCGTCATCTACTATAGCTTTTTGGTACCCTAGCCATCTTTTATCATTTACAGGAATAAAATAAGCCGTTCCAGTATATCCCCATTCAACAAACCATTTAGTTGTTAATATTGATATTCCTGATTTTATATCTGCCGCCTCTCCAGAGCTATATACATTTGAATCAACAAAAACAAATATTGGTTGATCTTGGTAATTTATTTTTACCTTACCTGGTTTTATTTGTATTTGAACTGTAGCTGTTAAACTTTCACAATCTCCAACAACTTGAGGGATAATCTCAACTGCAAATGTATCAGCATAACTATTTGATGCAATTAAATGAGTATATGTAAATGAGTTACTACCTGTAGTTGATTGAACTAATGTACCATTAGTTGTTGGTGTAGAAACATTCATTAATGGTATACCATTACCTAATACATAAGGAAGCTCTATAGTTGTTGAATTGCCCTCTAAACAATAAACTGTAATTTGTTCTGTTAATATAAATGCAGGGCAAGCGCAACATTCAACTACTGTTGTAACTCCTGACAATTGATTCCAACCGGCATAAACATAAAATGTAATTCCATCTCTAGTATATTTTCTTATATAAAACCAATAAGAATCTATTCCACCAGAAAATACTGTATATGTAACAGTACCACATTCAAGATATTGTTGAGCTACCTGAACACCAGCAGGGCATGAATTAGCAATAGAATCATACTGGCAATCACTGGGACTTTGAATAAACTGCCATTGGTTAGTAATAAAATCATACTTTATAATTACATACTCACTTGTACTTGTAGTGCAATCTGTTTGCAGTCTTAAATAAAGTATTCCGGAAGTAACTCCTGTTGCATACACCAAGCCTGCACCTGGAGCTATTGTTGAGGGTAAAAAATAATTAATCCCATCTACACTATAATCTATAATTATATTAGTACCTGGTGCTAGCCCATAAGCAGCATCATATGTAACATCTCCAGTTAACTCATTAATAGAATAATTGCTAAATATTGGAGCATAACAAGTTGGTATAGCGGGTGCTCCTGCAACTATAACTTTATCATCTGGATTATAATGATAAGAGGTTTGAACTCCACCACTGTCTGTGTAACCTAAATAAATGTCATTAGAACCTGCAGCTCCTGCAGTTGTTGTGCTAAAATTATCACAATTAATTCCATTTGTTGCAAATAAAATAGGTGTACAAATTTTAGGAACACCATTACTTGTAACTGTTACTACAACATTATAATTTGTGCCTGAAGATAATGAATTAAATATTTTAGTTATAGTATAACCAGGAGAATTAATTGTTGTTGTTGAAGCTATTGCAGAAGTTGATGCATCTACAATATCTATTTTATAAGAAACTCCTGGTCCTAAAACATTAGTAAAAGACACCGTTGCCTGATCTTCAGTTATAGCAGAAACAGAAATATCATTAGGGCAAACTGTTTCTAACGGTATTACAATAGATTGTTTTTCTTGACATTGATTTGTACCGTCTGTTGCACAAAAATCTACTTGAACAGTAATAGAGTTATTTACATTTACTGTAGTTAAATTAACTTGTGCGCCTAAGGGACTGTTTTGTAATTGAGATATATTTATTCCTTGGTTTATTTCATTACCTAATGAATCAATAATCTTTACATTGGATGAGCCCCCACAATCAGAATAAGAAGCAGGCCAAGATGTAGAGGTAAAATTTAAATTTAATGTTACAGGGATTCCAGAACCATCTGTTATTACATTATATGTGAATCCATTATTTAACCCAGAACATCCCGTGTCAACAAAGTTTTCTTTTATATCTTTTACTGCACTATATAAATCATTAAGAACAATCCATTGGTCTTTGTTAGATTGAGATAAATTTTCTGGTGCATTTATCCAGTCGCTTAAAGAACCATATGTACCAACTGCTGAAAGCCTTTCTGTTGTACCAAGAACTCCTTGCAATGCAATAGCGTTATAAATATCTTGTGGTGAACCAACACTAGTTTTAAATGAGCAGTAGTCTTTTTCTATTGCTAATAACAGTGTAGAAACACCAACTAAATCTCCAGGAAATAAACAAGTTGATACTACTTCTGTAATTACATTTTTCTGAGGGACACAAGGGAGAACACAATTTTCTAATATACCTATCCTAGTTTCAAAGTTTTCTATTGCTGCATTTATTAATACCACACTACTTTGTATACCACAAATCTCATTTGCTAAATAAACTACAAATTCATTAATAGGAAGCTCAGTAACTGGATTGCCAAATTCATCAGGATAATATAAACATTTAGGCAAAAGTAAATTGCCATCTGCTGCCACCCTTTTTGATGTTGTGTTTAATGTTGTTGATGTTCCAGTTGTTGATTCACATGCCTGAATTATAATACCATTTAAAACATCAACTAAATTTGTAGGGTCAGGAACATTTGCAGGTGGAATACAATTTAAGTCTAACCCTGTTAAATCTGGGTTGCATTCACAAGTTGCATCTATTAATGCACAAAGCTCTGTAGCTAATTTCCCTACTACATCACTTATTGTATCACCATTACATAAATTAATACATTCTATATCTGGACCTTGCCATATAACACAGTTAGATGAAACTGGTGTGCAAGGCATATTTTTTCCATTGTCTGTTGGTAACATGTTTTTTTATTTATGTGTTATATTTATAACAAAACTTTATTAATTAAGGTGTAATACTTGTTGGTAAAGTCCACTCTTCAGGAGTTAAAAATATTTTAATTTCTTCATGAGTGTATTCAAGATAAGTTGACAACTCAGGATAATTATTAGTGTCTCCAGAAGGCAATTTAATAAGACCTTGCTTTCCATCTTCTCTTAATCTTTTAAGAGATGTTTCAACAGCATAACTTAATATTGTAGCTAAGTTTGGATCTGTTGCACTTATTATGAAATATCTATTATTAGCCATAATTATTCAGGACATATATTTAGTAAATCAACTTGTTCCATATTATTGGTTTCAAATATAACACTTTTTACAGACTCTGGTATCTCATAGTTAGATGTTAATGAATTCCATGTTGAATTATACATTTGAATATCCAATTCTAAACTTGCAGCTTGCACAGGTGTAGGCAACCTAACTCCTAAATTATATTCAGCAAGAACTTCTGCCGGGGTTAATATTGTACTCCACCCCCTTATAGAATGACCTATAAACTCTCCCCACCATTGTCTTTTATCTAAAGGATCTTCAATAGCAGCTATTTGATAAGGAGTTGACAATGTATGTATAGTAGATGATAGAGAGTTTTGGTATACAAAAGATGCAATTAAAACACCATTTATATATGTTTTTGTAGTAAACGCATCTAAACCATCTGAAGTCCAAGTTATATTATACCAGCCTCCAACTATAAAGTTGTACGGTGTAAAGGTAAATAAAGAGTTTGTAAATCCTCCTGTTCCTGTTAATCCATAGTATAAATAATTATTAGACGGAATAAATCCTGTTCTAAACCCTATTCCTGTAGGTCTGCTATACTTAGAAAAAAATGGCAATTCTTGTGGTACACCTGGTTGTGGAGGAGCTGGCTGTTTATATTGAAACCAAAATGAAAAACTATGACCTTTATTATAATCAATAAAGTCATAAAATGTTGGGCTTGCAGATGTAAATTCTGCCCATTCATCTATTCCATCAAAATCTAAGCTTCTGCATAATACAGGGTCTATAACCGGTATATTATCAGGAGGTGTTGGAATTGGCTGAACAGGTAAGTCGTCACAATCTAAAACAGTTATGTGTAAATTTTCTGTTGGTGTAAGATTGTCATCATGAGCTTTTTGCTCCTGGTAATCACAAAGGTATTTCTTTAGTTTAATTTCATCAATCTCTACATCACAACAAGGTGTAAGGCCAAATCTTTTTGTTTGAAAATCCTTATATACCAAATTTGCAAATCTTTGCTCTGTATTAATTTTGTTTTCTAAACTAAACATTATATAATCCTTTTGTTTGCTTTTTGTATTGCTTGTGTTAAAGTGTCCAGTTTCCTAACTACTTTTTTTTTACATTAGATTTACTTAAACATGATTTATGAACTGTTTCACCTTTTGAATTTCTTGTTTTCTGACACCCACATGTTATTGCCCTATTACAATAACTGCACTTAGTATGACTTGCCATAATTTTGTTGGTTTTTTATACGCAAACACCATATGTACAGGATATTTTATGTAGCCTTTTATAAGCATAGTTATATAAATCCATGCCTTTAGACGGGCTTCTACAATACTCTACATTTGATATTGCAGCATCAATAAGAAGTTTTATATACTCAAGTTCATTTATGAGGTCCTTTCTTTCGCTATGTGGCTCACAGTCATTTATGTTTATATCACACAATACCTGATAATATAGGTTTGTTATGTTAGTAACTCTTAAATGGTTGTATTCTACATATACTTTATCGTTAGGAGCTACACTATACCTTAGTATGTAAACTCCATCTGGTATTGCACCTAATGTATTTCCGCAGTCATCTAACTGAAGACTTAAATCACATGCAGTTATATTTATAGAAAATCCTTCTTGTAATTTAAACAAGATAGGAGAATTATACCCAGGAGGAGTTATTAATAACTCTGGACAATCAACAGGCAAGTTAGTAGTATATACGCTTGTATCTGTTATAGTCATTAGTCCACAATTGGTATTAAGTGGAACCTCTAAACTTAAAATGTGCTTTTCTGCCATAGCTAAAAGGAAAAAGAAAAGGCAAGAAAATTCTCACCTTTTCTAATTATTATTATAATTGATCTATACCCAATGGATCAAATGTTATTGGGTTACCATAAGGACTATTACATAAAGTTGCAATATCACCAAACAATGCATCCATATCAGTAATGATAGGATTTGTAACACCAGCTACCAAACAAGGAACAAAAAACTGATACACATATTGATCATTGTCAAATGTTCCAGTAGGATTGCTTAGTCTTGGAATACTATGCTGCAAGTAGTACACTTTATACAAAGCGTTTCTTGTAACAGCAGCTTTAATAGCGTCAAACCCTTCAATTTCTCTGATCCTTACAGAATCAACAGAACCTTGATGGTACGGACTTTGAAGATATCTTTCATGTAGTAAAATATCTCTAAGTACAGTCTCGCCATGAGTTTGTGCCATAACGCCTTGAGTTGTTGTAACTACTCCGCAGTCATTACAAGGATTGCCAGTTTCGTCAAGAACAGAACCTATTAATTGTACAGGCTCCATTTCATAATGGTCTCTGGTATCAAATGAACAATCTCCAAACTGAGTATCAGCATAAGAACCAACAAATGTAACAGAAGCAGTAACACCGTCAGTAACAGGGTCAGTTGAAGCTGTGTAGGTGCCATCAAGAATTTCTGCTATACTAAATGTTCCGCTTCCATCAGTTGTTAAAACAACTGTTACTGTAAAGCCAGCAGCAGTGGGATCTGCAACAGAAACATTAGTAGTTGCTTTTGCCCCAACTGTGTATCCAGAACCAGCTGCTAATACTGTGAATGTAGCAACAGCACCACCACCACCAATAGTATCAACTCTTACAACTGCTAAACTTGCTCCAGTATCAACTGTAACAATATCCCCAATTGTATAATCTGTTCCACCCGCTCCAAGTGTTGATGTTACATCTACACCATCCAGACCAGCCGTTGTAATTACAGTAATGCCAGCAAGTGCACCACCCCATTGTTGTTCTTGAACAAATGGTGTAATGATAGGATCTTCAAGAAGCATACCGGCAGCTTTAGCAAGAGCTACAGCAGGGTCAAGAAAATCTTGCCCTTCAATACAGCAAATACCTGGAACTGCATTTACAGCCGCTGAACCTGAACTATCACCAAGAGCGTAAGCATTATGGTTTAAAAAGCGGAGTGCAGGAGAACCTTTTACATCAAGTCTAATGAAAAGGTTTTCACCACATGGAGCACATGTTTCAGCTACATCTATAGTTACAGTAGCAGCCTGTGCATCTTGGCATACAGAAGACCAAAGTCTTGTGATATATCTAGGGTTAATACCTTTGGTTTTTACAGACTCTTGATATCCACCGTGAGTACCAATTTTGTCATTAGGCATAAAACTACCCTGTGCAAAATATAACAAGTTTTTTGCTACTGCAGCTGCAGGAAATGCTGATGGGTCAACTGCTGTCCAGTCACCTTGTGCAATTCCCAACTCACCAGCCGCAAGGTCTTGTGTTGGAAGAGCAGATCCAGCAAGTGAATCCACTAGAAAGCTTTTACAAAAAGCATGATTAAAATAAGCCATTTTAAATAAATTTTAGAAATAAATAAATAATATAAATAATATAATTCTTTTTTTATTAACTCAGAAATAAAAGCTTATATTTTACTGAATTAATTAAGTCTTTCACTAAATCAAGTTGATTTGTTATTTCAGAATAAGGCATTATTAATTGCAACTCTGAAATTGCACTATGCATTTCTCTCATGTATTCTAATGCATGTTTAACATCATTTAAATAAATATAAGGTTTTGGATTACAATGCAATATAGATTCACAAGCTCCTTGAAACCCTTCTGCAATGCCATCTGCCAACTTTGGTAATGATTCATACATTTGACCTAGTGCCATATGCTGCGCATATGAACCAGGGCCTGTAACTTTTAAATGCAACTTATGAAAACTTGTTGCTGCATTCATTAATTCCTGAACTAGCATAGCCGTCATTTCATGAACCCTGTTAGGTCTTTGTAAAGTTTTGTCCTTTTGTTTTTTTAATGATCTCTCCATTATTAGTTATTTCTTTCAGCAGACTGTTGCTCTCTTTGCATTTGAATCATATTTTCAATATCTCCTGCAATTAAAGAAGCTGTCTCATCAATTATAAGTTCAACAATGTCATCTTTAAACTCACAAAGAACATCTGCCGTTGATGTTGTTGCAGTATAAGGATTTAATACACCAAGAAATTCAATAAGTCTGGGTTTTCTATAGTATGTTAATACAGGCTCTACAATATTAAAGTCTCTTCTGTAAATTCTAATTGTATTACCAATCAAAGTACAGAATGTTTCACCCCATTCAAAGTCTGGTCTTTTTAATTGATCTCTATATATGAGCTCAACATTTGCCTCTTCTGCTAAATAAACAGTCATTGACCTTGCCTCAGTGCAACAATCATTATTTGCTTTAGTGCTAACTCTCTTATACTCTAAGTAAGTATTTATTGGAAAATTATCTGTTTGGAAATATCTTTCTTCTACATCTCCTGTTAAAGGTAGCTCTTCTAATAATATTTGTAAATCATCTACTCTTCTTTTAGATAGCTCATCACCTTCTTTATAGATGTTATTTCCATGCAGTTGTCTTCTAACCCATTCTATTTGAGCTTTGTTAAAAGCTTCAAGAAATTGCCAATTTTCTATATTGTCAAAATCATTGCTAGAAAGTTTGTTAAGCCTCTGCTTTATTTTTATTCTTAGAGTTTCATTTAGCATTGCCTATAATTTATTGATTCCAATACTGTTCAATTTTTCCAAAAATGTGAGAATACGTATCTTCATTTTCTGGATTTTTAAGATAAGAAACAACTTCTGAAGGATTTTTACCTAATTTAACTGAAGTGTCTAAAGTTTCTATCCAGCCATTTTGTTTTCTTGTAATAAATCTATAATACAAAGCATCTTTAACTAAAGCAGAAATTTTTAAATCCTTCATTGACATTTTTGTAGTTTTCAAAAATTTCTCTGAAGCTTTTTTCTTATTAGTTTCTGTTCCTTCTCCGTTAATAAATAAATCCATATTCTCATATAGAATATCATTAGGTGTAGATTTAGAATATTGAGTGCTTTCTACGTCAACACATTTTGCAACATACATAAGCTTAGTAATATTCTTGTTATACATAGCTTCTAATTGAACTAATGCTTTGTTTCTTATTTTAGCATACTCCGTTCTTGTACTAATTGTTTCCTCTAATTGATCTAAATAAAATTTAAATTTATTATTAGATTTTTTTGCATCTTTAAGAGACTTAGCAACAATTGAAAATCCACCAGCATTAATAGCATAAATTTTAATCAAGTCATATGGGTCTTTTACAGGGTCAAGATACACTGGATCATTACCACATCTTAATTCTATTCTTGACCAAAATTTATCATTGTTAGGACTCAATAAAGATAACTTATTCCAAAAATCTTTATCTTCTGGATCAACGACATTAGCAGCTAAATCTTTTTCTAGCTGACTAACAACCTTTCTGATTTCTTTAATTTTTATTTCTTTGTCTCCAGGAGGTAACATTTTTACATCTGGGGCAAATTCATTAAGGCCAGTAACAAATCTTTTAACTCCATTTAACTCTAAACACGCTAAAGTTTCTTGATGCCATACTCCATCATGCAATGCCATGCCATAATTTTGCAATCCCATATTTTCTTTTTCAGGATTAAAATATGGCCTAATAGCAATTGTTTGATTTTTGTTTTGCTGGTACTTTTCTACAATTGTGTAATCACTCATAATCTTGTTGGTTTTTATTTAATGTTATGTATAAACTACTTTAAGGAATCCTGCTGTATGATAAACATCTCCATCTACTAATCCTGCTGTTTTTGCAGCGGCATTATCTAAGTAATCCCTTGACAAAATATCTTTCCCCACTTTCTTTGATGCAATTATTTTAGAGACATCACTATTGGTGAATTCTGTAGTTTTTTTAAACGGAGCTTTTTTATATATAGACATATCTTTTTGTTTTAAAATCAAAAAATGGGAGAAGCGTTAGCCCCTCCCTTTATATTAGAATGATCCACCTGTGATTGGGTTTCTCATAACAATTTTCAAAACTTTGGTTGGATCTTTTACCCAGATAGCCGGCATGGTTTGAGTCATAAATACTCTATAACCATTAAAGTTACCTGTAGATGCAAACCCTTGAGTTCTTCCCATATAATCCATAGTTCCATTTTGATAGAACCATTTTAATTGGTTGTCCCAGTTAAGTTTTAGCAAAAAGATATTATCATTGCCTTCATCAGTAACATCAAAAATGACAAAGCTAAATGAACTTAGAGGTCTTCCATCAATAAGAGGATTCTCAATATCATTTGTATGAAGGTTATCAAATGCTGGATTAAGAACAAACTTAACATTAGCAAGGAATGGAATTGTAAAGCTTGTGTATGCAAATCCAAAGTCAAGGTCTAAACCTTTACCTGTAACTGCGCCTAACTCTACAGCATTTTGAACAAGACCTGAACCATATACTTCATCAGCAATAGCTTTGTTGATCATTTGCATGCCACCAATACCAGTTTGAACAATAAGTTTTCTTTGTGGATCTGGCCCTTTGAACTCAACTTTACCTTGGTAAAAGTTATATAGTTCAGACTTGAACATGTCAAGAGTAAAGTTAGCTTTGTTATAAACTCTTTTGAAAGAGTTGTCAAGCTGTGACCAAAGACCTACAGAAAGTCTAATATCATCAGGACCATCTTGCTTAATTCTACCACCCTTACCCCACATAAGGTAAGTTTCAATGTCGTTAGCAATTTTAGAAAGATGAGCTGCTTCAAGATTTGTCAAGAAAGTTCTTGATAAAGAACCATCTTCAAAAGCTTTTTTTGCTCCTGCTTTACCCATGCTTTGAACTAGTCCCTCAATAGAAGAAACAGAAGGATTAGCATCCTGGTCAAAGTTTCTCCAAATTTCTGTTACTGGAACTGTTCCATCAGCATTCAAGCCACCTTTAATCATAAGATCTGCACGGCTAGAAATAGAATAATGAACATGAGCTTCAGCACCACCTACAAAATTATAGAATTCGCGGAAGCCAGAGCCTGTTTGGATATCAGAAAATCTTTCACCATATTCTCCCCTGGCAGAACCTTTACGGAAGAATTTAGTGCCTGAAGCTAAATAAGCATTATCTAATGTAGAGGCATTGTCATTATTCACAAGTTGAACTGTGTAAATAAATCCATCACCGGCAGGTAGGATATCATCAGCTGTAATGTAAAGCTCAAGACCATTGTATTTGTCATAAGTGATAATATCACCATGGCCAAACGCCCTTTTAGAAAGCTTAATTTGAAATGTTTGCCCATCAATACCTTTTGTACTGTTGCCTGAATCAATGTCACCAACAATGTAAGGTAGATCTTGAGCGATAGGAGTTTGCCATTTGTACTCACCTCTAGCGTTATCCACCATGATAGTATTCTTTCCACCAAAAGAAGCCATTTGATACAAAGGCATTTCTACTTTTTGTGTCATAGCCCAAATGTCTACAGGTCCCATATCCATAGGTTCTGTACTTCCCAACATTTGTGTTAAGTGATAAGAATCAACATGTGAACTCGCTTTATAGTTAGTATCTCTAAGGAAAATCCCATTGTTTAATACTGGAGTTGCCATAATTAATTTAAATTAAATGAATAAATGTTTAAAATCTTTTGAAAATGTTGTTTGCCCTTGGTATCTTTTTCTTTCTACTTACTTTTGCAGATTCCTCTTCAGCTTTTTGAATACCTAATGAAGATCCGCTATTGTTGGCTTGTTCTGTTTTTAATTTCCTCACTGTTTTTGCTATATTTTTTTGTGCTCCTTTTTCCATAATTTTAGATTTATATCCATTAGGATCTGAAAGCAACCATAAAGCTTCTGCGATTATAGTATAATTAGGTTCTACAAACTGATACTTTTCTAATAGATGTCCTAACAAATTAGTGTTTTTACCAGTAACAGAAGGAAAACTTGGAGAAACTAATCCATTATATAACATAGATTGTGTTTTTCTATTTAGTTTAATATCTCCTAAAGAACCACCCTTTAGTGTATTGTATACATTTCCCATGTATTGTTTAGATGCTTGCTCCTGCTGAGCCCTTCTCATTTCTTGCTCTTCTAATTTTCTAGCAACAACTTTGTCTTGCATTTTATCTAGCTTGGGCTTAAACTTAGATGCTTGTTGTTTTAACTTACCCAGATCTTTCCACAGTTCTATTTCTTCATCTATTTCAGCTTCATTTCCATATCCTGTTGCTGATAAATAATTCTTAATTATAACTTCTTGATCTCTTTCTTCTTCAATATTTAATTCTCTTGTTTGTTCTGCATAAGCTAAAGTTTGAAAAAGCCCTTTCATGTCAGTCCCTCCTTCTGCAACATATCTTGCTGCTATTTGTAACTCTTGAGGTAAGCTGTCAAAAAACTGTCTTGGAGTTTCACGCCTTACTTGATTAGCTTTTTCTTCAAAGTTTGCCTCTAAAAGCTCTTCCCAATCTTTTACTGTATAATCATCAAGATTTTTATCATCATCAAAAGGAACAATTTTATCCTTTTCTATAAGCTTTTGAAAAATATAAGATACATTTTTTTTATTAGGCTTTACTATAGTTTCTTCATTGTCAATATTATCAAGAAGTTGACTAGAATCTTTTTCAATTTCAAAGCTTTCTTTTTCTTCTTCATTTTCAGAAGGAAGCTCTTCTTCAATTTCTTCAGGTTCAACAAATGTCATATCAACATCTGCTTCTTTTTTAAAAATGTTTGGCTTTTCTTCAGCTTCTGGAAGGGTAATACCTTCAGCAGAAGGTGCGCCATTAAACAATTCATCAATATCAATATTGACTGTTTCTGCTTTAGTTTCAATATTTTCTTTTACTTCACTCATTTTTTGTTGGTTTTATTTAATAATGTAATATACGTAATATGGTATTATAAAACTTTAATAAGTTTATATTGTTTTTATAATTTTTGCAGTATATAGCTATAATAGTAACACTAGCAATGCAGTTGTTAATCCTACGCTTAAAATCCCTCCTCCAACAAGACTAACTGTATATTTTGTTCTTAGTTTTTTGCTTTTCTTTTTTTCTTGCTCTAATGAACTTTCCACTATTTTTATAATGGACTGAGAATCAGTATACTTTTCTTTCAATAGACTGATTTTGCCTGTTTGTGAATCAATAAGAAATGTTTGATCTTTAATTATTTGAGCTTGTTCTTTAGTTAAAACATTACAAGTGTCTATGTAATTAATATAAAAAGATTCTTTAGATTTAATTAAATTAAAACTATCTAATTGCAAAGCTATATTTACAGCTTTAATTTTATCTATGCATATTTTATCTTGACAATCTGCTGAGTAGTACTGAGTCACTAACAGTATAATAATCAACGTTTTTATAATTTTCATTTATGCTATCTATTTGACTGCTTATGTTATTTAAAATAATTTTGTGATTAGGTATGATGCTTTTTAACGAATCTATTTTATAGACTATTAGATTATTTATGTTATCTATAGAATCTATTTTGTTATTTATTAAATTCATCTTTATTTCATAATCTTTTTTTATTCTGTCATAATCTATTTGATTTTGCACAGGAGGTTTTTTAAAAACTATATACAAAAACAATACTAGAATTAAAGAAGATTGAATTATTGTAGCTATATCATTTCTTGTCATTTTTATTTTTCTTTTTTGGTTCTACATCATACTTGTTTTTGTTTTCTTTAGCTATTTCAAGATTTTTTTCAGCAATGTCTCTTTGAGTCCTAAGTTTTTCTCTTTCAATTTGTAGTTTTTGTTTATTTAAATTATTGTTTGATGAGATCTGTTCTTTTTTTATATTCATCTGCTCTCTGTACTTAGTTTCTTCTCTTATGTTTTCTAAGGCATCTATGTAATCTGACTGTAAGTTTTGATTAACATCTTGCCCGCCACCGTATCCTGCAGCTCTAATTTCTGCAACAGTAATATCTTTTTGTCTTTCTTTATCATTTTCCTGAGCTTCAAACTGCAACTTCATTTGCTCTTGCTGCATATTAGCTTGTATTTGCTCTTGTTGCATTTGTTGTTGTTGCTGCATTTCTTGTTGTCTTTGTGCTTGCATTTTAGCTTCAGCATCTTTCAATATATCTGTTACTTCGGCTATAGATTCTGCTTTGATGATATTACCAAGGTCATATATAGTCGCTCCAGATGTATTGTTTGTAATAGACAATTGTTTTAATTGCTCTAGTACTGACCTGTGATTTGTTCTGGTAGTGGCAAAAACATTAAAATCTCTAAGAAGGAGATCTGTACCATTAATAATAAAGTTAACATTTTCTGCTTCTGATGTTATATAGGATAATCTTACACTGGGGTTTGTGCTGTGATAAAATTGAGCCAAGTCTGTTCTCATTTGATGAACTCTTGGCATTAAATTATCTGAATGCTGTGTAAAATATATTTCTGTTTGTGCGTAAGATTGATTAAGAGCCTGGGTAACACCGGTGGCTGTTTGCTGACCTATTGGAGCACCTAATCTTTGAGGGTTAACGCCTATTGCATCAAATGCTTGCTGTTTAAAATAATTAGCAAGTTGTATTCTGGACATCAACCTTTGAGATTGTTCCATATTTAAAACTTGGTAATGATTAAAATTAGTGGCGTTTTCTGTATTTGTAATAGATGTATCTAAAGGAAGCATTTGAAAATCTTTCATTGCTACATATGCTTTAGCATAATTTCCTTTGCCCCAATCTTCACCCATTGAGTGTCTTGGCAATGCATTTTGATCAAACATGATTACCGTTCCTAGCTCATCTACCAATATATCAGCTATCTGATTATTTACTAAATTATAGCCTACCTGGTATGCCTTCATTAAATCTACAAGAGAAACAGACTTTGTGTTTCTATCAGAAAACACTCTTCCCTCTACAGGAAGCTTACATCCATACATTGTTTTATTTCCTTTAAATTGGAATGGTACTCTACCGGGCTTTTTTCTATTTATCCCTAAATATATAGGGTTAATATTATTCCCCATATTTGTTCTCCAGTTTGCTGGTAAATTTGGGCCTATTTTTATACCGCCCCAAACTTCATTTATCCATATCCAATCAATATGCTCACCCTGAAGCAAATTATCTTTAGTTTTGTTTTTAAATACAGATGTATCATATATAGGTTTTTCTGTGACTTTATATGACTCATCTATTATTTCTTGTATTATTTCACCATCTTCTTTTACCCTTGTTAGATGACCTAGCTTTCTTTGAGTTTTCCAATAGCATGTAGCTACTCTCATAAGCTCCCCTTCTCCCCATAGTTTAATATCATCACTTTCATTAAGAATTGCTGAAATAATATCACCCCCTCTAGCAGGGTCGTTAGACCAATTACTTACAAACCTTCTATATGGAAGACCTGGCATTTCTGTATTCCAGCTATGTGACCTACTGGCATCATAATATGAGCCATCATTTTGATATCCATTAACTTGATATAGTGCTGAACGTGCAGGATATATTTTTTGCAAAGACTCTAATTGGTCATCATTCATTAAATAGCCAAACTTATCAATAACATCTGATGCCGTCATAAGGTCTAGCTTTCCAACAAAGTTAGAGTCTGATATATATCTTATATCTGGAGATTTTTGATAGAATGTTAATACTGGATTCCACAGTTCAACATCATAATCATCATCTAGCATTTTAAAATGCCAAAACTCTCTATCTGTAATAAGCATATCTCTAAATGCTCTTTCTTCAAGCTCTTGCATTTTAAATCTTTCTTCATCAACTGTCATTTGATGTGTAGCCCATTCTTCTACCAGTGATCTATAATCTTTAGAAAAGAAATCTTCAATTTCAGGAAGGCTTTTTATTGCTTCAGGGTTTAACTGCTGTTGAGCTTGCTCACTATTAGGATCTACTCCCATCTGTATCATTTTCATGATTATCTTCTTTTCAGCATCTGCTAAAAGATTTTCTTCAATCATAGACCTTTTTTGCTCTAGCATTTCATTATAAGAAAGATCATCAACAGCTCTAAATTGAACTTTGGTCATTCTTTTGGAAAACTCTCCAGAAAGAACATTTATAACGTTGGGTATAATAGGGTAAAATTTTAATTCAAGAGCAGATTCATCTTCTTTTGTAAGAACATCTACAATGTCTTTGTAGTCATTATCTTCTTCAATTATATAATCTGTCTTATCTATAATTCCTTTGGCGAGCTTATAATTTTTTAATAACCTTCTTGAGTTTAATCTTAAAAATTCTAACCCTTGTAATTCTAGCCAGTCTATATTCCACGCTTTCCAATCATCATCTTTTTTTTTGGATGGCAAAAACTGTATTGGTTGTGTCAAGCTTGAAGATGTAGGGTATCCTTCACCTTTTGCTCCTTTTTTTATCTGTAATGCATTAAATACTTTCATTATTTAAAATTTTTAAATGCTGACTTGTTAAATTTTTTCCCGTTAACTTTTTTGTTTCTACCAATATTTTTAAACGGAGAATATTTTAATTTATATAAATTTTTTGAATTCTCAAACTTATTATCTAGTTCACTTTCTCTTCTTTTTGAAAATCCTCTATTAGACTGCTGTACTTTAGCAAATGCTATTAATGAAGAAAATGCCACAAGCCTATCTACGTTTACACCAGGCTGATATGCTAACATTTCTTTTAAAAGCATAGGGTCAGGTATTCTTTCTATACCTAATGTGCTACTAATTGTATTTCCGTTTTCATCAAAATCTTGATCTGTTTCTTCTCTTAAAAACTCTATAGCATAAGATATCAAATGGCTTTTAAATAAAATTCCAGTATTTTTCCATCCATATTCAGAAAAAACAGACTTGTTAGATCCTAAGTCTTTAAGAAATAATATTTGACTTTTTGGAACTAGATATCTTTGCTTTCTTTTAGAAATCATATGCTGTATAAACAAAGATATGTTATTCTCTACAACAGTCCATGCGTTATACCACTCTATAATTAATTCTAATTGAGTATGAGTTTTATTAATATCATCATATCTTCCGCACCAGGCAGCAACAATTTTATCTTTTTCTATTATGTGCTCAATACCATCTATAGTCTCTCTGGTAATTTCTACTGGGTTCTTATATACAAAGATACTACATAAAGAATCAGAAGTTGTAGTCTTTCCTTCAGAAACAGGGTCAATACCTGCGTAATACATTCCAAACCCTGGATTAGGCACTGGTCTTTCCCAAACAACTAAGCACCCTGTCTTATCTTGTAATTTTCTACTAACAGGAAATTTGCTAATAGGTAACTTGTTACTTCTTTTTGCCTTAATGCCATCTTGAGTTCTATCAAGCTCTATGTGTTCATAACTATATTCTTTATCTTCAATCTTTTTTAGCTGCCTATGTATAATTCCTTGTGGAAAGATACTTTCTTTTCTATACGCAAAAGCTTCAGCAATGTTTGTTGGCTTTTGAGAAATTCTTAACTGGTATTGTTCTGGGTTTAAATTTACTTTCCATTCTTCTCTTTCTTTTTTAATTGCATTTAAAGCTTCAATAACTAATGAATTTCCAAATTCATCTATATATGGAGGCATTGACCATTGCTCAGGAATAAACAATCCTGCTTTAGCAATTGTCCCATCTGAATCCATCAAATTTGTTTCAACCTCTCGTATACCATGAGCTTTGGGATTTAATATCATTTCCTTCAAGGGCTTACATTGTTCTAAGTCCCCAACAGAACCAGCGGCTATAAACATCCCTGTTGTTTCCATCCCTGATAACATGGCTGGTCTAAGATATTCATATGTATCCATCATTTTAGGAGCTATACCTGCCTCTTCATGGAAAAAATAAGTTGTAGGTCCACCTACACCTGTAGTAGGGTTTTTTTCAAATGACGCCCCCTGTATTTTTGACTTTAACCCTTTCTTAAATTTTCTGTTGTCTATTTTAACCTCAATTTGCTGCTGCCAAAGCAAAACCTTTTCAGGATTGCTAGGCCTATACCATGCAGTATGCTCATTTAGAAAATCTCTATACTCTTCTAAGAACTTCCAGGATCCTTTATCATTAATATAATCTTTCAAAGAAGCACCTATCTTACAGACAGAACCTTCTTCAAACCAATATTGATTTAAAAGCTTTGCCATATGAAAATAGGAAGAAGCTATCTGACGTTTTTTTAAAATAGCTGCATGTTCATTATATAACTCTGCTAACAATTCATATAAAGCCATGTGATACTGGGCATCTCTTACTTTTGCAAAGCCATATTTCTTTTCTTCCTTATCATATATAGGAAGAAAATTTAGCCACATATAATAATCCCTTGTGATAAACCAGGATTTATCTTCATTTACATACAACACTCCTGTCCTGCACTTGTTCTTTTCTTCTTCCCAATACTTTATAAAGTCTTTAGACCTAAATGGGCTCTTGCAGTAATAACCCTGTTCATTAAAAGCCCTGGCTTGCCCATTAAACAAAAAAGATGTTTCATCAAATTCGTAGTCTCCAGGCTCTTTAAATAAACCTAAAATAAAAATGGCAAACTCTGATTCATCGCTGAACTCAGTAGTTTGCCAATTGCCATTCTTATATGTTGGGATACTAATCATCTTCTATAATTGCGTGTATATCTTTTTCATCAATAAGAAAGTGATCTTCTCCTTCATGCTCCATTTCTATAACTTGTATATGCTTTGCATATTTAATAAGATCTCCTTCTTTTACATTTTCTACATTTTTCCCCATTTTAACAACGTATGCCATGTATTCTTTATTTTGTGTTGTCTGAGGTATTAATATACCTGTTCCTTTAAAATACTTTGGCGCTTCTTTTTCTTTCAGTAGCACCTTACTGCCTAACGGTCTAATTTTCATAATGTTGGTTTTTATAATTGATCATATGCTAAACCCTGCCCTCCACGAACAGAGCTTTGTTGTTCTTTTTTCATATCATTAAATGCGCCTTTATAAGAGTTTCTGATATTTTCAAATTTAGAAGCTGCATTAATAAGTGCTGTTATGTTCCCATCTCTACCATGTTCTATTGGAGTAACCTCCATATACCTTGCTAATTTATCCATCATTCCTTTTATACCTTTATATGCTCTATAGGTAGGAGTTTGATAAAGCTTTTCACATTTATGTAATGCTTGCTGGATAAGATCATCCTCTGTAGATTCCTCCATATTTATTTCCTCAAGAATCATATCTTCTTTTTCATGCTCTCTTAAATTAAAAAAAGGATTTAAATCTGGATTGGGGCATGTCATATAAAATAAATACTGATAAACATTAATATATGTATCAGGATATGACTCCATAATATTTTTAAGAAACTTTAATGAATAGCAATGCTCTGTAGGAACAACTTTTTCATTCTGAATGTCAAATATTCTTACTATCATTTTTTTTATCTTTAAACCACATGATTAAACTTCTAACCTCATCTTTCAAATAGGGAAGCTCATACATTTTTATCTTTTTTATTACAGGTTCTCCATTTTCATACTTTGCTATTGGATATCCATACTCATCTAACCCTTCATTTTCAAATTGTACATGCTGTATCTTTAATGACCCCACTTTTAATTTTGGATTATGTTTATTTATCATATAAGCATATAAACTTAACTGTAAATTATAATGGTTTAGATTGCAATCATCTAAATGGCTTACAGGTGCATACATCTTTGAAGATATACCTTCCCAGTTTACATAGCTCTTTTCTTTAATCTCTTTATTAGTCTTATAATCTGTAATGTTTATTTTACCATTAACAATTTCTATAAGATCTGCCTGTCCACACAATCCAGCAGATTTTAAATAAGCAAAATGCTCAGGGAATACACCCTCCTCTATTTTTTGTTCAGGTGCATACTTCACACCATTTTCAATAATAGGTTTTATGATAGAAAGCTCAACACCCTCTCTTTCTATAGTAGAAAAAGAAAGCATGTCTGATTCTCTTTGGTCATGATACCAGTTACCAAGATCTAAAGCTCTTTTAGACTCCCCTTCCCAAATATTCATTATAACCTGTGGGTCAAGCCCATACCATTTAGACTTTTTGTTTTTAGAACACTTTTCAGCAATCTTTTTTTTATTAAAAGGTGGCTTGAGCATGTTTATAAAAGACGTGACACTTGTCCAGATTATATTATCTAGGCTTTCATACTTATGACCCTTTTCTATAAATTTTAAACTCATGCTACTTTATATTTTTCATTAACTTTTCTTCTGTCTCCTCATCCATTAAAGCTTTCCATTTGCCTAAAGGACAATCTGAAGATAAAGCTCTTGTCTTTAGAGATAGGCTGCACCCACACTCTCCACAACACGGCTGTGTTCCTGGAGCCATACACTTGGAACCTTTAGTATCTAGGCTAGGACACTGCCTACATATTGACCATCTTCTTGCTGCTTCAGCCTCTACATGCTCTTTCTGAAATATTCTATTTTTTATACCCTCAAGAATTTGTCTTCTATTCCTAAAAGCTCCTAAGTACTTATTCCATGCCATGTTTCTTTCTAAAGTTTTCTTTTTCTTCAAACATTTTATTTACATCTATTAAAGCTTTTTCATACAAATCTATCTTCTCTTGTATTCCTAAACTTTTTTCATACCCATTATAGGTCCTCTTTTTTAAATTACCCAGTATATCCTTTTGTTTTTTAATGCACTTCTTTAGGTTCTTCCGTCTTATGTTAAAAGTCCCTAAATTATTTACATAAACTTTTGGATATACCAGGTTTGACAAGGTTTGCCTAAGCTTTTCATAATAAAACCCAACAAATGCATCAACAACATCTTCGTGCACTCCTAACTCTTGGGCTATTCCTTCTTTATAACTCTTTGCTTTTTTAGGATTCATACACCTAGTACTTTCATATCTAATAATATAGACCCATCTGTTTCTATATTCATTTCTTCTGAAATCCAAATCTTTTTCTTTCTTGCATCTCCATCTTTAAATATCAATGTCTTTTTTTCAACCTTTGATATGGCATTCCTGGCAGACTGCTTAGTTCTGTAGATACACTTAACTGATAATTGCTCACACAGGTCATTTATCTCCATACCATTATTTACTGACAACTCTGTAAGTAATTCAAGCTCAGTATTTGTAACTTTAATGTTTTTAAAAAAACAATAAGTTAGTATTTGGTACTTAATAACTTTAATACGGCTAGACCTAACCTTTTTATCCACCTTTCTTACTACAGCCATAGCTTAATAAAGATTTTTTGTTAAAAATTAAATAAGGAAGGGGGTAATTTAATTTAGCCATAAAATAAATTTCCTAACCCATAATTAATTAAATAAATTAAATAAAGAATCTCCCCTTCCCTATACCTTAAAAAACAGGCTGACATTAAAGAATCATCAAACACTTGATATATTAAATAATTAAGTTAATGTCTAACCTGTTTTATTTTATACTCATAATTACATCCACCAATCTAGGATCTGGATAGCAATCACTCTTATCTTTTCTAACATTTGTATGCGTCAGCAATCCCTGGACCTTACCATAATATGCATCCTCCTGAAAACCAAAAGCCTTTGTAGGACCAAACTTCTTAATCCACTGCTTCAACCCAAGCCTCATATCTATCTGCTCCTTCTCCCCGACATACTTTATCCACTTCTCTATCTCCTCTATCTGCCGATCACTGTACCTATGCCAATACAATTTGTTCTTAAATGGCTCCGCCAACTTTATAACCTGACTTGCCAAACACTTACTATTAACATACGTCATATAATTACTGTCCAAATAGCCCATAGAACATATCTCTATTCCTACACTAGCCTTGTTCATTGCCCCGCTGCCCGTCTTACCCAAATGATATGCATACCCATTGTCAGGAAAAGCCTTCACCATAACCCCATCATTGTCAGTGTTACCACTTGTGTGACTCTGTCCCCCCAACACATACTCAGTGCCAACACGCCCCCGGTCATCCCTACCCCAACTATCTACAACCTTATATGGATTCTCCCTCCCAGCAGTATGATGCAAAAAAGCATGACGCAACTGTGGCTTATTACCCCTGTCAACATACTCTCCCTTAGGTAAATAATACCTCTCTATAATCTGGCCATAATCTGTTTTTATAACATTATTATTATTGTCCAAATCTACCTCCTCTACCTTACCCTTGTGCACAATCAACATCTGCCAAGTGTCCGAACCAACTATACCATCTGGCATTATATTGTAATTCATCTGAAACCTCTTTACAGAACTCTCCGTCAAAGGACCAAAATCCCCATCCATAGTAACCCCAAGTAACTTCTGTAAATTCTTAACGTCCTGACCCTTGTCACCCCTCTTTAATAACTTCATCTGATCCATCTTTTGGCCCTAAAATCTGTGCTAAAAACTTCTGTGCCTGTGCACGCTTTGCTCTGTTCTCCTCAATCTCAGTCAACAACTGCTCATACTCCAACTGTACCTTCAAATGAGGAATGTGATCACTGTAATAATCTGTGATCTTTTGCCTACGCTCCTTTAACTCCTCCTTGCTAATCTCAACCTCCTGACTCTCTAATACATTTTCCATATTTCTATTGTTTATAAATTAATAATACCAAATATAATATATATTATGTAACTTTCAAAAGTTTACTAATCATTTCTTCCAAAATTCTTATCCATAAACTTCTTTATAACAGCACACCGCTCATACCACTCCTCATCCTCATACCAAAATAACATGTCATACATATCCTCCTCCCCTGGACCATCATCAAAATAAAATGTCATGTACAAATCCCGCCCACTATCTACACACTCCCGCTTTAAACGCTTCATGCTAACACCATTAAACAAATACCTATAACCATTATCAAATGCCTCAGATAATATATCAGCCTCATCACTCATACCTATTACTTTTATATCTTTCATAACTACCCTTTTTCACAATATAATAAATTTATCTATACACCACAACAATTTATCCACCCCCCAACACAATCCCTATAACATACCCCTATGTGTTTGGCACTTCAGAACCACCGTGATACGTTTTGCAGGTCTCTATGTGTTTGGCACTCTGATGGGGTTTATATTATCTACTCCCCCACTAAATTTTGCCATGTGGGTACCCCCTGCATGTGCAACATTTCTTAACCTGTAAAATTATTGCTATGCAAAATTTGACAGAGGCTCTTGTAGCTTGTGCCCAGTATATCACTGGTTACAAACTACAAAAGACCAAGGCAGGTACTATCGCTCTTGCAGAGCTCAGTACCTACTTGGTTGTTGAGGAAACTTGTGAAGACGCTGACTCCGTCGGCTTCTCCACAAGCGGTTCCTCACAAATCCCCTTGGTGGAAGGCCTCCCACCTATGCGGGGATTATTTGCAGTAAAGTGCAAGAGAACAAACAAGCCGGTTGGCTTGCGTTCTCCTATCTTTACTGAATTTTTAGCTGTGCACGGGCTTACAGCTAAAAATTTTGCAAAAAAGCCCAACAGACTGGGAATCTACAAAGTAGATACGCCAGTTGTTGCCCTTTACCACCGTCTCTCTGAGACGCCAGTTTTGAATTCCAAAACTGGGGCTGCTTACCCCAACCTTTATAAGACACGTCCGCGTCTTAAAAAGTTTGTGGCTGCACAGCCGTGGGACGCTTACAGTGACGCTGAGCTCCTTGAACTGTCAGAATTTAACTCCGTTAAATTAGGACGTACAAGGGCTCGCGCCAAGGTAATCGTCAAGCTTGAGCTTGCCGGTGTTCACCCTTAGGGTGACCCGGTAAGGCTTAGGCCTTTTAAAGGGTTCACTATGTCCGCCCATAGCTACTTGCTTCCATAAGTACGTAAGCAATTGCTTTGGGTGGGCTTGCGGTCACCATAACCTCTTGAGAATGAGAGTAGTGGCAACTACATTACTGTAGTACGTGAACCCTTTAATTTTACTGTATCTGGCTTTCATATGTTTTGCCAAGGACTGAAAAAACATATAGAAACAGAATAATGTTCTGTGAATACTTGTGCAAGTGCCAAGATTTACGGGGGTTATACCAAATGTATTGGTATAAGCACAAAATATTGTTCTGTTTGAACAAAAAATATGCACGTTTGTGTCTCTAAGTGGGTGTAAAGCACACTAGGGGATTATCATACTTTAAAAACGTGTAATTTTCAACCAGCTATGACGTATGGATATAGCTAATAAATTGAAAGTAGGGCTTTCAGGGGAAATAATAGTAACTCTAACAACGGAGGAGAGAGCTAATGTATATAGAGATATATGTATTAGTATATATAGTTGTTTAGATAGATGGTCTATT